AGGTCGTTGTTATTATCAATACAACTAATTTACTTGATTCTCATTCGGATGTACATATAAAAGGGATTTGGAACAAAAGCCTGAAAGAAAACCGAATGATAATGCACTTGAAAGAGCATGAAATGGAATTTTCAAGTATTATATCAGATGGTAAAAATTTAAATGCCTATGTAAAAGACTATACATGGAATGAGTTAGGTGTCGATTATGAAGGGAAAACACAAGCATTGGTATTTGAATCTACAATTGAAAAGAAACGTAATGAAAGAATGTTCATTCAATATGCCAATGGATGGGTAAAAAACCATTCGGTAGGAATGAAATATGTTAAGTATGACATGGCAATCAATGACGAAGATTATCCAAATGAATTTGAGGCATGGAATAAATACTACCCGGAAATTGCGAATAAAAAAACGGCTGATGAAAAAGGTTATTTCTGGTATGTATTAGAAGCTAAGGTAGTTGAAGGTAGTGCCGTGCCATTAGGAAGTAATTTTGTGACACCTACATTGGAAAATAATAAAAGTGAGCCGCCGAAAGACACTCACAAACGAGATATTGAGCCGCCGGAAAGCACTCAAAAAACATGGAAAGAATTAATAAATGAAAATTTTGTATTATGAACGACGAAGAAAAAAAAGAGTTGTTAAAAGAACTCGAATTAAAAATCAAATCAATAATCACTGATTCGACAAAAGAAAAAGTCAGTGCAAAAGATTTGAACGACAAAATAGCAGAAGTGAACAAAACCATTTCCGAGAATTTGTCAAATGATGAAATGGCTGATTTGAAAAAAACAGTTGATACGATGAAAACTGAATTGACAGAGGCAAACGAAGCGTTGAAAGCCCAGGGGCTGGAATTGTCAGGATTGAAGGAAAATGAAACGCAAAAGAAAGAATTGCCGAAAACATTCCGCGAAGCAGTGAAGGCCGCGATAATGGAAAAGAAAGGGGTGTTAGTTGAAAAAAATGATGACTATGGTAAACGTATGTCATTGAAAGACTATTTTACCGAAGCAGGGAACAAAAGGACTCCGAGCTTTACGATAAAGACGGCTGTTGACATGCTGGAAAGTAATATTGTTCAAAGTAATGTTGCAACGGTAAGACTAACAGAGTTAGACCCTCAGAGGGTAGGTATCCCGTTAACAATTTATCCACATGTTTTTGACTGGATGCCCACAAAAAAAATAGCCAGACCTTATATGTCTATTTTGGTTGTTTACAGTTATGAAGATGGTTCGGGGACAAAAACCGAAGGTTCAGCATCAAGTAAATCAAGTTTCTTGTTTAAAACCGTTGAATTTAAAGCGTTTTATAATGCTACTTATTTTGTTTTATCCGATGAAACACTGGACGATTTGGAAGAGGCACTGGATGAAATTGCAATAGTGGCACCGAGTAAGATACTTGATTCTGTTGATGGTAAAGTATTAGGTACTGCTGGGGATGATTCTACGGACATAGCCGGGCTATTTACTGCAAACAAACACACAGATTTTGCAACGGTGACATATACCGACACTGTTACAGGTGCTAACATGATTGATTTGATTGCAAAAGCAAAACTGCAATGTGAAGGTAACAAATACCGTCCGAACGTGGTCATTATGAACCCCTCGGATGTTGATAGTTTAGCATCATTGAAAGATGCAAACGATAATTCAGTAACTGACAGGCGATTGAGGTGGGACACTTTGGGCAACCCGACATTTGTATTTGGGATGCGTATAATTGCATCTACAGAAATCACCGCCAATACTTTGGCAGTTGTTGACCAAGCTCAATTAATGATTGGTATTCGAAAAGACATGACCATGGAAATTGGTTATAATAGCACTGACTTAACAGAGGGGCAAAAAACAGTCGTTATCAAAGTGCGGAATGCTTTTGGTGTACGTGACAAAGCCGCTGTTATTTATTCAGATGATATTTCTACAGATGTAACCGCAATTGATATATCAGCATAATGAAAAAATTTGTATTATTATTAATAGCCTGATTAGCATGTTGAAAATTAGAAATGAACGTAGGCATAGAAAAGCAGTTGAATTAATTTGTGAGAAATTGCAAATTACTGATAACGAATTAAATGCTTTCATTCAAGGAAATAAAATACCGGGGGTTGAGAAGTCCCCTGTACAAACTGCAAAAGAAGTTGCTGAATTAATCGCTGAATGTACAACAATTGAAGGATTGAACAGTTACAAAGGCGATTCGAGGCAAGTCGTAAAAGCAGCATTTAACAAGAAGTTGAAAGAATTATGAGTTTAATCGATGGATCATATTTTACAGGGTCTATTTTAATACCTAATTTAACGTATGGAGCGGTGTCGCCAGCGGTTTATGGCAGTGATATTTTGCAAGCGATTGTGCAATATGAAGCTGATATATTAACGCAATTATTGGGATATTCATTATACAAATTATTATTGGCTGATTTGGATGGGGACGGTAATCCACAAACAGAAAGGTTCACGAATCTTATTGATGGTGCTGAATTTACAAATGATTACATTGGCACTGACCAAACATTAAAATGGAACGGGTTTCGCAATACTGCTAAAATTTCATTAATTGCCTACTATGTATTTTACAAATATGTAGAAAGGAATGCAAATCAAATGTCAGTTGTAGGGAATACTGATTTGAAATCTGAAGATTCAGATAAAGTTTCCCCTATACGTAAAATGACAGATGCTTTTTATGAAATGCGTAAATTATACGGGATTATCCCACCTTACATAAGATTTTGGCATGATTCTGTTTTAGGCAGTGAATTGCCATCTGTTTATAATGATCTATCGAGTGCTTATAATTTTTTATTTGCAAATAAAGTAACTTATCCTGAATGGGTTTTTACACCACAAAAGGGGGTTAATATTTTTGGGTTATGAGTTATCAATTATTCCCGCGTGTATTTGAAAATATTATGGACAATGTCCGTGATGAATATGATGTTGCGGGGGTTAAACCTATTTATGAGTTTGGCACTTATCTCGAATTAACGAAGGTCGCAAAGTTAAACGACTTGAACAGGGCGGTTAAATATCCTTTGGTTTGGTTAGTTTGGGAAGCTAGTGAAAGTCGTAAGGCATGGGTTAACAGTTCAACTTATACATTAAGTCCAAGGATTTTTATTTGTAATTCAACAAAAAGCGAATATTCCAGTGATTACCGTTATACGAATAATTTTGAAGCTATTTTGTACCCTATTTGGGATTTAATAAAAAAATATAGTTCAAATAGTACTTCTGTGAATTCATATTCTGTAAAGGACTTTGAAACGTGGGAGCATTTATTTTGGGGTGAATCTCTTGGAATGAATAAAAGGGAGAACAAATTATTTGATACTTTAGATGCTTTAGAGATAAAAATAAATGAATTGAAAATATCTCCAAGCTGTTAAAATTAATATTGTAAAAAATTAAATATGAATACATGTAATGTATTACTACCTGGGGGGAAAAGCGGCGACTGCCAGATACCCTTAAAGGAAGTAAAGAACTTGTTAATATGTGATAAAGATGTTTCTTTTTCATATACAGCAAAAGAGGTTTTATCGAATTGGACAAATTTAATAAAACAGGATTTGACTATTTACGCAATCGCTGGGCTGGTTGGGTACAATAACACTACTGATGATCCTACAATTGTAGGGAGCGGCAACATGGCGAAAAAGGTAATCGACAATCCGTTACCAAGTTTTGAATTGTTTTTAGATTCAAATGTATGCGATTTTAAAAACATGTTAACCACTTTGAAAGGTGGTGTTTATGGCGTGTTTTATGAATTAGAGGACGGTACGATTTTAGGGAGCATTGACCAGTCGGGAACTGAAATAGGTTACCTTAAACCATATCAAGTAACGATTAAGGCAAACACAAAATTAAATCAGGAAAAAGGTTCTGTTAATGCTTTTCGTGTTTACGTAAACCATTTGAATTTTTCACAGGTTGAAAATCAATTTGTATTTAGNCCCGCTGCATGGGAAATAAGCGAGTTAGTTGATGCCATGCCAATAGGGTTGAACATATTGAAACCTTCGGTTTATGCAAGCGGTGACCAGGAAGTTCAGATTAATTTGCGCGGTTCGGATGCTTACACTGGGTTAGTTGTAGGTGATTTTGAAACATCGACAGCATTTGGCAATGTTGCAGTTCCGGCGGTTACTGCGTTGGTTGAAAATGGATTGGGAAGTTATACTTTAACATGTCAGAAAGCAGCTACCCCTGCTAATTTGGTTGATGGTGATGCATTATATTTGAGGGTTAAAAAACTTTCAGGTTCGGATGTTACCCATATGTCTGGATGGATTCGCATTGAGGGTGTAACTTAATCGCTATGGGTATAATCAGCGATAAAATAAAGAAGTTGCCTAAAAAGGATTTGAAAAAGTGGGTTGCCGCGAGGGAAAAAGAAAACCGTTCTCAGGATTGGAAAGATGAACTCGAAAAGTTAAAAAAGCAATTCGATGTTAAGGGAACTGGCAGCAAGGGCAAAAACGATTAATGTTCAGGAATTGGCGTTGAAGGTTGCACAGCAAAATTCGGGGTTGATAAAGGAACGTGTTCAGCAACAATTGATAGTCGGTGAGAATGAAGACGGTCAAGAAGTTGGAAGATACAAAAGTGAAAGGTATGCCAATTTTAAACAAAGGATTGGCAGCCTTGCACCTTCTGGTGTTGTTGATTTGAAATTATCAGGGGAATTACAAAATAAATTAAAGGTGGGTATTTTCCCTACTCAATATTTAATCAATTCTTTAATCGATTATTCTAAATATCAAATCCAAAGGTACGGCAAAAAAATATATGGACTTCAAAAAGAAAATAGCGAAGATATTAAATTTAAAAACTCAATCGGAATTGCAACCGAATATAAGCGGCTATTGGGCATTTAAATTATCAGTAGAACAGGTATCACTTATTTTTGATGCTAATTTTCGCGGATGCTTTGGGTTTCGTAAAGAACATAATTTTAATACATTTCTTTTAGAATACAACCAGTTATTTAATTCTGGAAATAAGCAACTTGAAAATGATATTTTTAGGACACGTTTATTTTTGAAGCACATGAAATTGCAAGCGATGTATAACTCATTGCTTTATTCAAAAGGGATAAATGCAAAGAAGGAGTTCGTTAATATTTTTGGGTATGATTATACAGAAATAAAAGATTTAAAACGTGTAACAGATGAAAATAACAGGATATTAGATAAATTAAAAATAATCAATAATCCAACGGACGGCGAAACGATTGCATTTAGCGATTTGGTGGTAATGGTTGAAACATCGCGAAAAATACCAATTGACAGGGACATGAAACTTTGGGAATTTAAGAAAGTCTATGATTTAGAATTAAAGAAATGGCAGCAGACATAAATCAAATAATTGACCCGAAGGTAGTTGCTGAATTTGAGAAACTCAATGCACAAATAATTGCAGCCGGGACAAATACAGATAAATTAATCCCGATTTACAATAAACTTAATACAACTTTAAGTGGTATTTCTAAAACATTAAATACGGATGCTGATTCTTTAGCGAAATTAAATGCTGTTAAAAAGGAGTCAGAATCGGTAAATAAAAAACTTATAACAACAGAGGCAAAAATCGAAGAATCAACATCCAAACAAAACAAATTATTATTAACCTTACAAAAACAGCAACAAAAGCAATTACAATTATTAAAAGCAGAGGCAGCAGTTAAGGCGGCTGCAAAAGGTTCTAATGAAAAACTGGCAGCTACGATTTCGCTATATGAAAAGAGATTAGCTACTGTTAACCAGACAACGGCAAAAGGGAAAGCACAAGCAGAAAAGTTAGTTGCTACTATTGGCAGGATGAACACCAAGTTAACCCAACAATCGAGTACGTTAACAAAAACAAAAAGGAACATCGGAAACTACGGCAGTGCAATGAATGGCATGGGTGCGAAAGTTAAAGCCGTAGGAATGCAATTTGCAGGAGCTTTAGGATTGACAAGTGCCGTGTTTATTTTTATGAATGTATTAAAAGGTTCTTTTAATACAATAAGAGAATTTACAAAAGAAAACGCCGTTTTAGCGGGTGTTTTGGGTGTAACGCGGAAAGAAGTAAAAGAGCTTACAAGTCAGGCGATAACATTAGGGGCAATATATCCAGTGACTGCGACGGATGTAAATAAATTACAAGTCAGTTATGCACGTTTGGGATTTACACAGTCTGAAATAATAAATTTAACCGAAGCAACTATACAGGGGTCAATAGCATTAAATGCAAGTTTAGATGAAACGGCAACTTTAGTCGGGGCTATGGTTAAGGCTTTTGATAATTTAGGTACTCAGGATTCTGGACATATAATTGACGTTTTAACACTGGCAACGCAAAGGAGTTCTTTAAGTTTTGAAAGTTTAAAGACAGCAATGCCAAAAGTAGCAGCGGCGGCAAATGCTATGAATATACCATTAGAAACGGTATCAGCTCAATTAGGGATAGCACACGACGCCACTTTGGACGCGTCAAGTTCGGGGACATCATTAAGAAATATTTATTTAGAACTTTCAAAGCGAGGCTTAACAATGGATGAGGCTTTGGTAAAAATAAATGGCAGCACAAATAAATTAAAAACATCTTATGAATTATTTGGTAAACGTGCAGCGATAACAGCGTTAGCACTTGCAAATAACACCGAAAAAACAAAAGCGTTAACAACTGAAATGAAAATCGCCGGAGGAGTTGCAAAAAGAGTTGCACAAGAACAAATGGCAACACTTGACGGGTCATTAAAAGGGCTTGGCAGTTCATGGGAAAAATTAATATTGCAATTTAAAGGGAGTGAAAGCGGGCTAATGTCTTTTTTTGATGGATTGTCTGGAATGATAGATGGGGTAAGTTATGCCATGACATCTTCCATAGATAAATTTAATACACAGTTAACAACCGTAAAAGATTTACAGTCTGGGTTAGTCCCATTGGTTGATGAATATGAGAATTTAAAAAATAAAACTGATAAATCAGTAAAGGAACAGAACAGGATGCAAATTGTTATTGGTGAAATTGCAAAAATAACACCTTCAGCAATTACTGAGATAGATGAATATGGGAATGTAATTGATATATCGGCGGGGAAGGCTCGTGATTTTGTTGTCGCTCAGAAAGAAATGTTAAAACTTAAGAATATAGATGCGATAAAAGAGCAAGAAAATGAATTGAAAAAATTAAATGTTCAAGTTAGTATTATAAACACAAAATTGACAAAAGGGACA